AAAAGAGCATCAATAGTATCAGCAACAAAACCAACAGTTGCCCGCTCATCCTCAACTACCTGCTCAATAGTCAACCAATACTCATCTTCCGGAGTTAATTCGGAAAGTGGTAATTGATATCTGAGGATTAAATTTTTGTAACTCATGGAGTCAGATCCTGGCAGAAGTTGAAAGGATCTTTTCCATCTATAATTGCCACAATGGTATCTTCTTTACAGGTTGAATAATAAACTCGCCTAGTCGAAATTTCTTCACAAAGATGAACCAGAGTTTCATACATATTAGGGCAAAATTCCAAGATATCCTTTACACATTGAGGAATTTCAATTTCCAATTCTTCTGTTTGAGTAGCACCATCCAAAGATAACCAATCGGCCGTAACTGTGCTCTCCAAGTTCTCTATTTTGTAACTATTCAGTTTAACAATTGGTGGAGGAGAAAATACGATTTTTCTATCTTGAATTTGCTGGATTATATTGTTTTTCAAATCCTCTTCTGTTATTTCTTCCTGAGTCATCGGCTTATTGAGGATAATTGTCAAAAGATAATATCCTCCAACAGCTTTTCCTTTAACTCGAAATGCTCCAAAGACTTCTGTAGAAAATTCCAATCTTTTATTTGTTATGGTAATGCTCGGAGCCGGGATACTATCTCCGTAAGAATTGAAAGTTGGAGTTTCCCATTCAACAGAAGCGTCTTCCATATAATATGGAAGATCCCAGGTATTTGAATTATTCACAAATCCGGAAAATTCTTTTGGTAAATTAACAATCTGAACCGGGCCAATAGTTCCCAATGAAGCGGCCAAATTATAAAGCAAAGCCGGATCACTCGGCCAAGCATAAAAGCCCAAATAAACATAGATATCTGACCCGATAAACTCAACAGGGCAACCAATCGGTTTGTAAGTTCTGGCCGATACCCCCGTTACTGCTAAAGTCCACATCTTGTAAATGTCACGAATCGAGGCATAATAAGAAAGTTTTGACTCCAATTTCTGTTCAAGTTTCACCCAAGGTTCTTGTTCGCTATCAAGAAGCAAACTCGAATCCGGACTGATCCTTATCTGGAGATTTTTCTCACTCATCAAATTGCCTCAAGCCCGGTACAATAATCAATATCGACATACTCGTCTTCTGGCGGGATATGATCTGGGGGCTGATCATCCGGAGTAATATCAAGCTCTGCGTTTCTATAATTACATTCTTCGGTCTCGGAACCTTCAGGAATATCCATTTCCATGTAAGTATTTCCACCATCCCAACAAGCATAAACAAAAGACTGAAGTTGATTCTCCTTGGCGTCCGGTCTAGGCTGAATATTTAAATCATAAGTATGTCGGCAGACCTTATATGTTATGATGAGAGTTCCATATACCTTTTCAGGAAGTGAAGCACCATCAGTTGTAACTGTCGCTTCTGGATTTGGATTTACTATATCTCCCTCAGAAGTATAAACCGGCCCTATCCATCCAGACGAGACTATCTCCAATGCCGGGTATTTGAGTCCTAATTCTAATTCAAGATCGACCTGGATCTCTTCACTAAACTCTAAAATTTGAACGCGCCTTGACGATAATGTTCCCCAGGAACAGCCGATTATATAGTTGAGGTCTTCCCTCGATGGATATGCATATACATTCCCATCAATAATCGTATGAGGACAATTCGGTTCTGGTTCGTCTTCCTGGAAAAGAATCGAATTTATAGTTGCATACACTCCGAATTTCGTTACATATCCAAGGAGAGGTTCCCAAGGATCTTGCTCAAGCAAAACGAAGTCGTCATTGTTTCTATTTCGCCTTGGCTGAGCAATTGAAATTCGGAGTATATATTGGTTCGAAGCCATTTTATACGGCCTCTCCTACGATCACCTGAGTGGTTTTATTATTGGCCAAACTAGCAGACCCAGCCGGAACAACTCGCTTCTGACCAATACCAATAGCGGCCGGATGAGTGGTGAAAGTCACGGTATCGCCAGCTTCCCAAGTCCCTCCCCATGCCTCCAATTCAATTGTAAAATATGGTTTGGTAAAAGTCGTGTTATTCGGAGCAAAGTCACCACCGGTTGTTCCTGTCCCAATTGTACCGGTTAATGAATCGCCAGTTAGTGAATAATGAGTGGCATCAGTAAAGGTCAAGGTCCAATCTTCATCAATAGTCCCAATATTATCGAGGATGATTGGATAGGTCGACGTATCAAGAGTCCCTGCAGTGCTCGTAACGACTGGAGTAGTTACTGAAGTTTCTATATCGGCTATTGGTATAATCAGACTTGAAACCCTTGGAGAAGAAATAGTCGGAGTTCCAGCAGCAGTATAATTATTGGCAATCAGTTCATCTACCGTAATTGTAATTTCAAGGCCATCAACAGTTGGAGTTCCATTGATGGTCAAAATCTCTTCATTACCAGTCAGAGCATCTGCCGTTGCTTTATCGGTGAGTTTGATTTTATCCCCATCGGCAAAAATTAAATCAGCACCAGAAGCCAAAGCAGCGTTTTTAACCACTACAACAATGGTTTGAGCGCCGGCAGTAATATTCTCTGCAAGATATGCAGTGCCAAATTTTCTTTCAGTATCAGTGCCAGTTGAATACCCAGTCAAATCCTCGATAGCATCCCTCTGACCCATCAAAAACATGGTCACATAATCAGTAGCAGAAAGAGTCGGGGCATCAGTATAAACAGAAGGATCAATCAAAGTTCCATCAGCATCATCAGCTACTTTCCAAAACGTCTTCTTGTAATCGAAAAACCCCGCAGTCCTCTGGGCACTGGTCACATGAGGGAAAACATTCTGAACAACCCCACTGGTAACCGGAGCAGCACCATCCATTCGGCCATTGGTTTTTTGTTTGTAAACCTTTAGATCAGAATTCTGCATTATGCCCTCATTAATGTAATTGTTCCAATATATCTTTCGTTAGCCGTAAAAGTCGATTGCCACAGGGTTTTTTCAACAGCAAAGCCGTCAATCTTAATCTTTACATTTATTGTCTCTCCATGATAACTCAAGGAGATAGTTTCACCAGACTGCCGGAAGGCCTCAAGGGAGGTAAGTTGCGCCTGGGTAAAATAGCCCTTTCTGATATCGTCTTCCTCAATAGTCTCAAGAACTATTTCAGCTGTTCCTGCAGGTCCACGTTGAGGAATAACTTTGCCACCAAGTGTCACTCGTTCATTACCGGAAACAATAGACTGATTGAATCTTCCTCTCCAGGAGACATGGTCATTAAGCGATACTCCACCAAGGGTGATTGACATTATGATCTCCTGAGATATCTCTTTTGGAGTTCAGCGAAAATCCGTTCCCCATTTCGATTGTCTGCTCGTACTGTTATCGGTTCTGGACTGCCGGCAATAAAGTATTTCCTAATTGACTCTGAAGTCGATTCTTGAGATACCTGTTGAACCGGCCCACCCATTGCAAAAGCCTGACGAGGAAATCCCGGCATTACAGGGCCACCCATCCGGAGTTTTGGGAGGAGATTTTGAACCACTGTTTTCCAATCTCTATTATTAAATGCAAGAGCGGTATCCAATCCGCCTTCGCGAACAGCTTCCTTCCTTTCGACGACCTCTCCAGCCTCAAGCACGGCTGGGATCTGATCACCACCGCCATATCCGGGGAAGTACTGCCCTGCAGCTGCATGTACCGCTTGACCGCCGAACCTGAGGGCCTGGATAGTCCCTCCGAGCATATAGCCTGCTACGGAGCCCCCTGCTGACTTCTCGCTGATCTTTATTTTGGAGGCTTCTGTCTGGACTTTCTTTATCCCATCCAGCATCTTGTTGATCGAGGCTTCCGCTGCATTAGTGGCTGATTCCCAAACGCCTTCCCAGCCCTTACCAACTTCTTGCACTTTATCTACAATTTTCTTGGAATCAGCAGTTTGTATTTTAACATTATCAGCCGATCCTTTCTTTGCGTCTTCAGAAATATTTGTCCAGGTATCCCCAATCTTTCTAACCTCAGTCTCTATACCAGCAGCCGCATCTTTCGGGACTGCCCATAAAGTTTCACTTACTTTGGTGGCCGTTTTATTGAGGGATTGATCTATATTTGTAAAAACAACATTGGCAGAATTGGCCCCATCCTTCCAAGCCTTATCAAAAGCAGCTCCCATAGCCGGAAAAGTCTGCATTGTTATTTCATTTGATTTTGTTTTAACATCTTCAAAAAGTTGGGCAGCGACAGTAAAATTGCTTTCTTTAATTACAGAATTTGCAGCATCTATCTCAATCTGCTTACTGCCTTTCAAGGCCTCGTCCCTGAGTTGGATCATTCGTTCAACACCAGCAATGGCCTCTGCTACACCCTGTTTTGTACTGACGAGTGTTTTATCCCCTTCCTTTACTTCTTTATTCAATTTAACGAAGCGCTCTTGTGCCATATCGGCATATTTAACAGCCTCGTCAAAATTCCCTGCTTTAGCCGCTTTCTCGGCGGCCTGCTCATATTCCTGAGCCTCTTTCTTGATGTCTTTCCAAGCGGAGAAATCATCCATTCCAGACTGCCGAAGCGAACGGATAAGTTCTTCACCAGACATTTG